CTCAAGCGTATCTCGTCAGACAGACGCGGAATGAATACCGCGAGAAGATTCGCGATAGAGGTCACTTTGTACCCATGGTTGAAAGATACCGCGAGGAACATGTTAGCAATCTTTGTAAAGCATGTGCAATCGTGGGCGCCTTGTATACGATCGCGCAAGTGTATCGTGCTTGGCGCAAGATTCAGCCTCAAGGGTCGTTAGCTCCTTCTACAGTTGAAGAAGTTGAGCAACGTGACGCAGAACAGAATGTGTGGACGCCTGTCGTGAGGAGAACGCTACCAGTCATCGATACTGGGGCGAACACGACACCGAACCAACTTGAAGGTCTCATCAACAAGAATTTAGTATATGGGTCTGTAGCAGTCCAGGGACGCACTTTGTGTGTCAATGGATTGTTCCTCATGTCTAATCTGGTAGTCATTCCAGATCACTACTTCTTGGAAGATGAATTCACAGTTGTATTCCGGAAAGTAAACCCCGAATCATGCGGGGGCAAATTCAGAGCTCAGATATCCAAGAAATTGAGCTACCACGTGCCAAACACGGACATTCGTCTGTGTTACGTCAGCACAGGTGGATCTTTCAAGGATTTATCTAAGTACACCACTGATGAGGAACTTCCTCATCATGAATTTGTGATGTTGTGGCGAGCTTTGGACGGCTCGATCACACGCGCTCAGGGTACTGCACACCCTGAGCACACAAGGAATGGCTCATGTTCGTTCCGTGGTTATTATTATGATTCATTAACCATCAATACGTTTGCAGGGTTGTGTGGTGCAGCCCTCTTTAGTGCGAGGCGCGCGATTTTGTCCGGCATCCACTTGGGTGGCCATTCTGGCCAACCGAGAGGTTGCGCTGGGATGCTCAAACGTTGTGACATTGTCGCAGCGCGTGAGTATCTTAGAAAACAAGATTGTGTCGTATTCTCTGGAACTGCTGAGAAATTTGAAACGCAGATTCTAGGGAAAACTGTCTTGACGGAGACAGAGCCTCACATTAAAAGTCCACTCCGTTATATGCCCGATGATTCACAAGTGGAGTATTATGGTGCCTGCCCAGGCGCTAGTACTTTCAAGACCAACGTTAAGGTCACTCCACTTAGTGAGCACGTCACAGACGTCATGGATTTTCCCAATAAATTTGGACCTCCAGTCGTCACTCCTCAGTATTATGGCTGGCAGACGTGTCTTGAGAATGTAGCTAATCCTGCATCCCCTTTCAGGACTGATCTGCTCGAAATTGCCGTTAAAGATTATAAATCAGGAATGATTCCGATCTTTCAGAAGGAAATGTGGCGTGTCAGTCGACCGCTAACTGAACACGAGAATATTTGTGGAATACCAGGTAAGAAATTCATGGATTCCATAAAGCTCAACACAGCGATAGGATTTCCTCTCACAGGCGTCAAAAGAAGTTATGTAACTGAAACTGTGAATGAGGATGGATCTCTCGAGAGGATCTTTGACAAAGAGATCGTCGATGAGATCTATCGATGTGAAGAGTGCTATCGGAAAGGTGAGCGTGCCTATACAATCGCAAAGGCGTGCAAGAAAGACGAAATACTAGCAAAGAAGAAATGCCGGATCTTTTATGGCAATTCAATTGCTTTGACCTTCCTTATTAGGAAGTATTTCTTGCCCCTGCTTCGAGTGATGCAAATGAATCCGCTTGTATCGGAGTGTGCAGTAGGTGTTAATAGTCATGGCCCAGAGTGGGAAGATTTACACCAGCACATTCTAAAATATGGCGAAGATCGCATCATCGGAGGTGATTACGGAAAATACGATCAAAAACTTTCATCACAGCTTCTATTCGCAGCCTTGAGGATTCTAATGGACTTCGCACGCGAGTGCGATTATTCAGAGGAAGACCTCGGCGTGATGGAGGCTATGACAGGAGACATTGTTTTTGCAGTCATTGCTTATAACGGTGATTTGATAGGATTGACCGAGGGAACGCACATCAGTGGCAACTCTCTCACTGTGATTCTCAATGGTATTTGTGGCAGTTTGAACTTACGTTGTTATTTTTATGAAAAGTACAACGGGACCTTCGAGAAACGGAAAGTTTTCCGCGATTGGGTCTCCCTGATGACGTATGGTGATGATAATATTGGCTCTGTAAGAAAAGGGGTCGATTTCACTATCAAGGGAGCGTCCGAATTTCTTGGAAGGTATGGACAAACCTACACAATGCCTGACAAGACCAGTGAGTTACTTGATTTCCTGCCAATGGATCAGTTCGAGTTTCTCAAGCGGAAAAGCGTATACCATTCAGCATTGAAAAGACACGTCGGAGCTCTAGTCGACGAGTCTTGTTTCAAAATGTTGCACTGTTTCATGAGAGACAAACAATCTCCTTTGACAGAGGAGCATGCCAGTGCACAAAACATTGACACAGCATTGCGCGAATGGTTCAATCATGGACCGGAAATCTATGAAAACCGACGTAGCCAGCTCACGGAGGTTGCGTCGCGGGCAGGGGTCAAGCATTTGACTACCACACTCGATCGCACTTATGATGATGTGGTTGAGGATTGGAAGGATAATTACGATCCCACACGCGTGAGAAAACGAAAGTCGCCAGAGCTTCACGACTTTGAATAGGGCCTCTAGCACCCTTTAAATGTTGGAGAGCAGTTTGAAATCTGCTTCATGGAGTAAAGCAAAATTCACCTTTGGTTTGGTTACCAGTGGAATGATTTAGGTAAGGGAGAATACACCTTAGATTCCATCAGGCTTTCCAGAGGAGATGTAGTCATATTTATGAAGGGCTTATCACCCAACAACGTGCCCCCACGTGTGATCTGAGTTAGTCACACGATTTTGGAAAATGACTTACACAATATATATCAAACTTTTTATGTACTATAGATGAACTTTTATATTTTATATATGAGGATGTGGAAAACCACATTTTTGAATCTCAATCAGGAATGCACCATGAGATCAATGAACAAGAGACCTCTTCTCCCACGTCGGAGAATGTAGATTTCGTAGATCATCAGGAGCATTACAAGATTGCTGTTGAAACAACGGAAGATCCTACACGGATGATGCAAGATTCGGACGACGCAACACTGCAAAATTTCTTTTCGAGACCTATCAAGATCTTTGAGGAGGAGTGGGACGTAGGTAGTCGTTTCGATCACACATTCAATCCATGGACTTTGTTTTGGGAAAATCCACGAGTTTCAAATAGGATTTGCAACTTTAATCTATTGCGGTGCAAAATGCATCTCAAGGTCGTTATAAATGGTAATGGATTCTATTATGGCCGCGCCATGATGGGATATCTACCAGCATCATTTTACGATTCGATTTCAGTTTTTCCTGCCAGTGATTTGGGTGTCGTGAGATTATCACAACTCCCACATGTATTCCTCAATCCGACGGAATCAAGTGGTGGAGAGATGGTCTTACCTTTTTATTACTGGGAGAACTCATTCAAAATCCCCGATGGTGATTGGCGAAAGATGGGCGAATGTACTATTCGCTCTTTCCATAATTTGCAACATGCAAATGGAGACACAACGCCGATCACTGTTACCATCTTTGCTTGGGCTGAGGACGTTTCGATGTCTGTCCTGACGAATATTGAACCTACAGGGTTCAGTAACCAGTCGGGGGAAGCCTTTGCACCGCAGATGGGTGAGATTGATGAGGCAAATCAGAAGGGATTCATAAGTGGTCCGGCAACGGCCGTATCCAAGGTAGCGTCCGCCTTAAAGGACGTCCCGGTAATAGGTCCGTTTGCGAAAGCAACAGAAACGGCCGCTAATATTGTCGGGTCAGTCGCGAAATTGTTCGGGTTTTCGCGACCGAGTGTAACCAAAAATCCTGAACCGTATCGGCCGACTATATGTAGTTCGTTGGCCTGTACGACAACTCCAGACACAGCGTTGAAGCTAACTGTCGATGACAAGCAAGAATTGTCGATTGATACTCGCATCGCGGGTCTGGATGGGACGGACCAGATGAGTATCCTGAATATTGCAACGAAAGAAGCTTACTTAGGATCATTTAACTGGACAACGTCCAACGCGAGTGGTAGCTTGCTGTGGAACATGCGTGTCTCCCCAATGATGTGGAGGGAAGATGCATCCGGCGGCCACTACCTCCTCCCTTGTTGTTTTGCAGCACTTCCGTTTCAGTTTTGGACTGGAACGATGCGCATACGATTTCAGATCGTAAGCTCTGCATATCACAAGGGCCGCATTAAGTTGCAATATGATCCTAACATGTTCTTGACGGACGAATACAACACGAATTATGTGAGGATTGTGGATATTGCATCTGAAACAGACTTTACAGTGGAGATAGCGAATTCTCAAAACAAGAGCCTGTTGTCGCATGCCTATCCGGGCGTGACTTCGGCAGGTAATATGTATGGGACATTACCATTGTTTTCGAGCGACGAAGACAATGGTCTTCTTCGCGTGAGCGTGGTGAATCGCCTCACCACGCCATCACCGTCAGGCAATGACTTGAGGGTCAATGTCTTTGTTTCAGCGGGAGATGACTTTGAAACTTTCGTGCCTGAAGGTTTCTTCCAGAACTTTGTGTTTGAATCACAAATGGGATTTGAAAGTCAATCAGGAACAACACCAGACAGCCATGCAACGGCTGAACTCGACTCGCAACAGCATAGGAATGTCTATAAGCTTGGGATCGCCCCCAAGCACTCCGAACACCTTAATTGTGTGTACGCCGGAGAATCTATAGCTTCCTTCCGAACCTTGCTCAAAAGATACAACAAGTGGCTAACACTTGGGCAGCAGAATAACTCACTATCAGCGAGATTTTCTGTCATGCCATATTATAGAGGAGCGGTTCCAGGCGCTGTTGATAACTCATCGACAACCCCGTATAACTATTGCAACACAGTGCTTCTGCATTGGGTTAAAACGGCTTTTTCGGGATGGAGAGGATCTATAAGGTATAAGCTTATACCGCGAGGCGGGTCTTATGACAGTGACTACATATCGGTGGAGCGATATCCCTTGAGTGTTAGTGGAACCAAGTACCAATGGTCCGACACAAATATCGCGCCGATCACTGGCAAAAACGCAATAAGACGGAGCGGCGTAAACTCGTACGACCGATATGGCGATCCCGTCGCACTGGAACACCCTAGGACAGGTGTACCAGGACAAGCCTTAACAGTTGGAAAGATAAATGGATGTTTGGAAGTAGAAATTCCTTATTATTCTAACTACCGTTTCACACCGGGTAAAACCATCAATGAGACAGGGCTTGTCATTTTCGAGTCAGGCTGGTCGCTGCAAACATATCGTCCCTCCCTTTCGGGAGGTGAATATTACGATGTGCACGTAGCGGCCGGGGAAGATTTTCAGACGTACTTCTTCACAGGATTGCCTCCTGTGTATTATGAAGGATCTATCCCCCCCTCCGTGTAGGGTGCCTATTTTTATACCAGTTTTTAGGAAAACTGTACCATACTGTGGCCGTATGGGAGCGTCATACAAATGACGTGATTGGCCGCGCCGAATGATTATGAAGATTCTGGAATTTTCCTACGGCGAGGCCGAGGTTTTAAGGAGTCACATTTTCAATAGCGCGGACCATCCTGCCCCTAGCAAAGGGCGGAAATTGGAGGATTCGGTTTTGTACTGTTCTTCAAGCTATGGGTCTTGCAAGTGCA